AATGCTGCCATATTGCAGAATCCATATTTACACGCTTTAGCTATATATTAAGGAGTTAAATTGGAAAAAGCTTCTCGGTTGTTAGAAGATGTGTTGTTTTGCAGAGTTTGGCAATTTAGAAAACATTCTGTAAAGTTCGATCAAGATGTATTAAATTAATAGGATTGCATCCGATTTGCTTGGAAGAATGACGATAATAGCTACTAGCATGAAGATTAAATTAATAGCTTTTTAAATATAGATTCTTACACTTTGTATTCTATATTAAATGAGAATACAATTCACGTAGGTGGGAACAAAATCAAGACTGAAGAAGTAATTAATCAATAAAGCGGATAACAATGTTTTGTCACGGCTGGAAGATTTGTTAGCTTTTTATGGACTGTTATGCATGCTTCTTTGATATAAGCGCTAAATGTTTCTTGAAATTGCTTGAGTGAGTCTTTCTGTATTTTTATATCTCATTTCATTTAATAATTTAAAATAAATTTGAAGTTAATAATGGAAAATTCTAAAAACAATTAAAAAGATTGGAAAAATGTCGGATGAAAATAACAATAACCTAAAGAGTTATAAAATAGTCAAAAACTCGAGCCTTTTAAACAAAAGAAGAAGAATAAATATTTTATAAATAATCCATTAGGTCAAAAGATACCTAACGGAGGTAAGAAATTAGGGTTACCTACTGGATATAAGTAACATGAAAATCTGATGGAAACATTGAGCGCATGGGATAGGATGACCGTAGCTAAGTATTACCCTGGTTAAGTTAATGCTCCTTTTGTTGCAGGAATGGGTATGCCACCAATTCCAACAGGTGTGTTTAATGTCGGTTTTGATTTGAAGACGGCTTCAGATGGAGTGATAGGTGGAGCTTATAACCTAGGATATAATCAATATACTTTATTAGCTTATTGTCCTAGTTTATCTATTTTTGGAGGCACAGGGGTTGCGGGACAATATCCTGTTACTTAGAAGCTGGGCGGTTTTTAAGCCATGATTAACAATAGTAAAACTGCTTAATTATTATATAAAGACGGGTTCGGATTTGTAGATAGGTCGTTAGCAATGTCTGAGATTTATGGTTCAGATACTACAGGATTTGCTTAAGCTGGTATGGTGTGGGCGTCTGAAATAAATTTTGAAATGTTAGCTCCCTAGGCAAACATTTGTGGAGTTGTTTACGAAGGAGCCATCACTTTAGGCCAAATACCTGCAGGAGGATTGTCTATAGAATAACTTATATCTATTTCAACTAGGATCGAAAACCCTAAAAATAAATTTGTTTTACGAGGTGCTTTGGTGAATAACAACGTGATATACGATAAGCACGTTAATCAGAAAGTAGCATTAGAAGATATTTTTGACGCAATGTCATTAGAGACTGTTCATTATTTGATTATTGAAAGAGGCGCGGTTAACATTACTACAGGTGGTCTTAGCGAATATTCTTTGGCTGGTTCTGTTAGAGGAAATTTTGCTTTCTGGCCTAAGGCTTTTGACTCTATGGCTAATTCTCTTTACGGCAAGGTCAATCCAGGAGTGTAGAATAGCAAAACGAAAGAACACGTTTATAGTCCTTTACTGTAGTTTGCTAAATAAGGTCTCAAAAATTTGCCTTCTTTGATAAATCAAATAGCAGGTTCCAATCCTTGGGTAGGTGGGATAGCACCTTTTGTAGAAGCAGCTAGTTCTTTATTTTCAGGTTGTTAAGCG